GTCAAAACTAAGGACCTCTGTAAGAGAGTTCCACCCATCCCAAAATTCATCCGTGGTTCTTGTGAATACGTAATTTTTCTTGTTTTTGAAGACAAAATCTGCATCAGATCCTTTCGAGGTTCTGAGGCAGAAATCTACTGTTTCATCTCTGATGGTACTTTTATAGCGTCCGGGAGGCGCAGATATACAGATGGTGACAGGCTCTTGCCTTTTCCCAGTTGGATCTACGAGAAAAGCTCCCATAGCTTTTTGTACTGCTTCCAGATTTCTTATCCTCTGCAAAGCTAGCTGCTTAATATGAGCATCACCCCGCGTAGATTTAGAAGTTATAAAAGTCTTATACCCAGATACGAGATTATTAATCTTATCATACTGGATATGACTGTAAGCTAAAGATCCGCTATTTGCTTTGAGAAAAATATCTCTATATTCAGCATCTAGGGCTTCAAACTCTATAACGGTGTCTTCAAAAATGCCATATCCTAAAACATTGGTGGATATAATATTCGCACATGTTTTAAAGAAACCTACGATCAATTCGAAAGTAGCTGGCAAGTCTTTAGAGGCACGTAATCCAGATAACAAATCGTGGATATGTTTCCTCTCTATATTGTAAATGGCGAAGTAACTCACCAATAAAGAAGAGAATGCGAAAACGTCACCGTTTTGCAATTCCACTACTTCTTCACTATCCTCAGGATTAGATGTAGGATATAACCAATAGAATACTGTTCCAACTGCTAAAGCATTTAGAGCTGCCTTATTAATACTATCTTTTCCTAAAAGGTAAAAGTAGGTTCCTAAAGCAAGCATCCTGTAGAAATTATGATCCTTACCTCTATGACTGAAGTAGCATAATAACACAGGGAGAATAATGTCTCCTGCTGCGTCAAGAACTGTCTCAGGAATAATAGATGTTACTACACTTTTAAAAACTCCAGTGATGTCAGATAATCCCTGGGAGGCATAATCATACCCTCCAGATATTTATATCGGCCACTGTAGAAGCCTTCTCTGTGAGCTTTATTACTGGATCTAAATCTTTTTTGAACGACTCAATAAAATTCCTAGAATCCTGATCTAGTTTGTGTTCAACAGTAAATAACCCTTGTAATTCTACATTATCTACATCGTCTTCTTCTTTTGCGTACGACGAATGTAAAGTGCCAGAACTATTAATAGCTAGGTACTGCTGAATTGAGTGACCTAGTTTAACCGGATCAACATCAAATACTTCGTGAAGGAATATAGAAAAATATCCAACACTAAAATGTTTAGTGAGCTCGTATAAAGGCCCACATACTTCAGGTCTAAGGATAATAGAACCTCGATTCCATTGTCCCTTAAAGAATGTAGTAATAAACTTGCTCCTTTTGAGCGCCCTTGGTAAACATTTCTTAAAAAAGAACATGTTATCAGTAAGCATAGCTGAAGCACTATAAGCATCAGCCAGCATAATTATTTGTGTTATGTCAGATACGTCTACGTAATAAATCTCCTCAGTACTCGCGGTTAGGCTTGTAC